CATGATGCCGCAGCCTGGGGTCGCGGTCGTGGGCTCGTTGATCAGGGCGATCCACCACGACGGCAGGGAGGCACGCTTGATCCAGATCTCGTAGGTGAGCGGCCCGTTCCCGAGGGAGAAGGCGTTGGCGAGACTGATCTGCGCCCCGACGTTGGTCGCCGTGGCTGTCAGGCGAACGGACTTGCCACCGGCAGGGATACCAGACTGGCCGAACGTGTACGAGCCAGCCCCGACCAAGCCTGGGGTCCCGTCGTGGTTGCCGACGATGTCGGAAAGCGTCGTCCCGCTGGTCTCCGGCATGGGCAGATAGGCGACGACGCCAGTCTCGCCAAGGATAAGGGCGTCGTAGGTGTCGATGACCCACGCGTTCGTGGTGAAGGAGCCAGACTGCGTCTTCTGGATGAACGCGTTCGCGGTGGAGGAGCTGGCCTGGGCTTTCGCGATGACGGCATTCGCCGTGAGCGACTGGCTGGCCGACTTGAGCAGGACAGCGTCAGCCTTCTTGTCCGTGAAGGTGTACGTCGTCGTCGTTGTGGAGATGACCGCGTCTGCGGTGAAGGGAACGACGCTGTACGAGTCACGGATGGCAACGACCGTGTCATGGCTCAGGGCCGTGCCCTTCCAGAAGATGGCCTCATCGACGGTCCCCGTGAGGTAGGCCCATGGCTCATGCGTGGAGCCGACCTGGAACGTGCGGCTGCTGGCGATGTTGACGGCGGACTGGGCGCTTACGTTCTGGGTGCCACCGCGAGCCACACCGTCGATGTAGAGCGTCGCCACAGCGTCGCGGTCCACGGTGATGAGGATGTGGTGAGGGCCCGTCCCCAGGAGCGTAAGGCCATGGTTGAAGTTGTACGCCGTGCCAGCGAGAACGAGGAAGATGCGGCCAGTCTCACCCCAATCCAGGAGGATGCCGTAGTCGCCAGCACCGTAGGCGTTGCCGCGACCGATGAGGAAGCCGTGCCCAGTCGTCCCATCGGGCCATGCGGTGATCGTGGCGATGAGGGACATCGAGAAGTCCGACGTGCCGACATCCCACGCCACGTTGTCGGCCATCGACACGTACTGGGACGTGCCGTTCAGGGTCACGGCCTTGTCGCCGTCAGCCGTCGCCCCATCCACGCCTAGTGTCGGAGAACCGATGTACTGGCCGTTCTGCGTGCCCATGACATCGACGGCGCTCGTGCCTGACAGCTCACCGAGACGCCAGTAGCCCGTTGGGGCCGTGCTGACGGTGACGCTCCTCGGGCTCGCCTTGGAGATGGTCTTCGTGATGACCGCGTTGGCGGCGAAGGAGCCGGTCTGCTCACGCTTGATGACCGCGTTGGCGGTGAAGGAGCCGGAGACCGTGGTCGAGCTGCTCGTCGTGCCGATGAGGGCGAAGCCCACGACGCCCCACGCATCGGAGTCGGTGATGCTAGCCGTGCCGCCGTCGATGGTGCCGGAGCCGATGAGGACGTGGAAACCAAGGTCGCCTCCGACGACGGTCCATGTCCCGCTGGAGCAGGAGGCAGCCGTTCCGGAAGCCCATGCGTACGCCGTGGATACGAGGAAGTAGTTAGTCGTGCTTCTGGAGCCGGTCCTTCGGAGGACGATCCAGTAGGTCGTAGACGCCGAGAGCGTGGCCGAGACAGGCAGGACACGCAGGGTGGCGGTCGTCGTCAGGCTACTAGCGGCGATGCTGGCGGACGAGCCGACGACCGTACCCGAGGGCACGCCACCTGAGTCGGTCTGCAACTCCACGACGAGGTCATCGGTCGGCGCGTTAGCGTTCGACAGCCAGAGGGCTATACCCGTGACAGACCCGCCGCTCCCCGACGGGAAACTCTGGGCTTGTTCCTCGTTGGTCCCGCCGGTCCCTTGGACTCCCGCGCCAGCGCCGATGGGGGTGCCGTTCGCGATACCGGTGTAAGCCCACTGCAACTGCACGGCGCCGTCAGTACCTGACGACTCCGCGTACTCCGCGACCTCTGTCCAGTCGCCGCCCGTCTGCCCAGTGAACCGGGCGATGGCGTTGTCGTCGTTGACGGCGACGAAGTTGAGGGCTAGGCGGTCTGGGCCGAGGGTCTGGACACTATGGTCAGACGCGGTGGCGCTCGTGCCATTCGAGTAACCTCGTCCACCAGACGTGACGTTCTCGATGACCTCGGCCAGCGCCGTGCCAGTCGCGACATCCGCGAACTCGTAGAAGCGCCAGTACAGGTCTTCCGATGTGCTGTTGGTGCCGCTGGCGGTAGGTGCGCTGGTGCCGGTCGAGCGCCCGACCCAGATGTACTGCCACGCCTCTCCCGAACCGCCTACGGGCCAGTTCCCCGACGGCAGGGGTCCGATCTTCGTCCAGGTGTTCGCCGTGCCATCGATGGCATTGATGTTCGTGCCGCTGGTGAGGGCAGAGGCGTTGTTCGTGGTGCCGTCTTGCAGGTAGTGAAAGACGATGAGGTTGCCTGCCTGTGCCGGGGCATGCCCCGTCGCGGTCCAAGCGCCACCAGCGTCGGTGGCACCCGTCGAGGCGGCGACGAAGCGAGGGGCAGCCATCAGTCGCCGTAGCTGATGTCAGAGTCCCAGATGAGGTCGCCGGGGCTGACGGTTCCGTTGGAGGAGGTGTAGACGCGGACGTGTTGTCCGATGTCCTTCTCCTGCCTCGCGGCCACGAACGCTTGCCCGCGCAGGATCTGTGTGTCGGTCAGGTCCGTCACGTCGATGTCGCGGACGATGCGCTCAGAGCCGTTGGGCCGCACCACGACGATGCGGATGAACTCGGCCATCAGGACACACGAAGACCCGCAGAGTAGTGGGCGACTCTGCGGGTCTTGGAGAGGAGGAGCGTGTCCACGGGGTTGCATCCCCAGTCTCCCTGGTTGCATCCAGGGCTTGTCCCTCCGGCCTAGGCCGTCAAGGTTCCCTCACAGGGTACACGACGGTGCAAGGGGGAAACAGAAGACCCCGCCTCTCTAGTTGCCCAGAGTGACGGGGTTCCTGTTCCCGACCCCCGGTGCTGCCGGTTGGGCCAGTTCCGCTGGGGTGCGACCCCTGCGACTTGCGGATACTAGAGCAGCGCGGCGCGAGTTGTCAACCGAGCATCCGCGAGGCGATGATGTCCACGTCGTTCTCGGAGCCGCAGACCATGCCGTTGGGCAGGAACCACAACTCCACGACCCCGCCATCCGCCATCTTCTTGCCGCATCCGTAGGACATCAGGGAGCGACCGGCCATGAGGTTGCCGGTGTGGTGCTTGGTGAAGAAGAACTGGTCTCCGTCGCCCATGACCACCACGAAGAGCGGCTGGCCGCTGGCCTTGTCCACGAGGAACCACGTCCCCACAGAGCGGAAGAGGTCCTTCTGCTCCTCGATCCAGCCGGAGGTATCGATGTCGATGCCGATGGTGCGGCCGTCGGGATGCTCGAAGGCGAGGTGGAAGCGGGAGTCCCCGTTCCAGGCATGCTCCTCGGGCGTCACTCGCTCAAGCATCTTCCTTCCTCCATGGCTCCAGACGAAGCACGGCCTCCTCGCTCGTGAGGGCCTGTTCACCGATGGACTCGAGGACAGCAGCGCGGAACCTGTTGGCCTCAGGGTGGCGGTGGGCGATCTCGCGGAGGAAGGTGTCCTCGTTGATCGCCACGTCACCGATGTGGTCTGGCTTCACGGAGGTGTCCACGAAGATGCGGCTGCCGGAGGAGCGTGCCTCGCGGCAGAAGAGGAAGTCCTCTCCCCACTCCACCTCCCACCGGAAGAAGGGTGCCGGTCGGTACTTGCGGCGGTCCTCGAAGGAGGGGAACTCGATGCCGCCCTGCTTCTGGAGGATGCGGTCGAAGACACGCTGGTGGATGAGGCAGAAGGCCATGCCCGTGGCATCCACCTCAAGGGCGGAGTCCTCGGGCCACTTCTCCAGGAAGGTGTAGGCCCGCGGGTCGTCAGGGGCCAGCTTGTAGAGCGTCGGCTGGTAGGGGGCTGCGCGCTGGAAGCAGAGGGCGCTGACGATGTCGAGGTCCCACTTCTGCTGGGACTCCACGAGCGTCTTGATGGCATTGGGCTGCCAAGCCATGTCGGCGTCGATGAAGAGCAGCCAGTCGCCCTCCATGTCCCAGATGCAGGCGTTGCGCTGGAAGGTGAGGATGTTGCCGACGATGATGTACTTCTTGATGTACTCACCCGGCTTCAGCCAGGTCGTGTCGAGCATCATCATGCTGATGGCTGTGGCGGCAGACACGTTGTCGCGTGTGACCCAGGCGATGGTCCCGACGCACTTGGTCTCGTCTTCCGAGTGGCCGACCTCGTACTTCTGCATGTCGAGGCCATCGATGATCCCGGCCCGCCGTGGCCGACGGGCCTTAGGCTGAAGCATGGTCATGGGCTAGATCACGACCGCGGTAGCGGCGGTGTTGAGGCCAGCGAAGGTCCCGCCAGTCACGTTGTACAGCTGGACGGTCCACGTACCAGCGTGGGGGAAGATGTAGTTGTTGATCTGGAAGGCTCCGTCGGGGGTCACGCCGAAGACCTGGGAGCGGCCGTACTCCGTGCCGTCCTCGACCATAGTCAGGACGTAGCGGAACTCGGGGCTCGTGGGATAGGCGTTGGCGTCGTAGTTGCCTTCGTCGTTGGGGTCGCCCCCAGCGATATCGAAGCGGACGGCATCCTTCTTCGCCTCGATGGCCCCGGAGGCCGGGGTCATGGTGATGGTGACAGCCATGTCTGGTTCCCTTTCGATAGTCGGCGCTGACGCTTACCGAACGTGTCTATGCTACTTGGCCGGTCACCACGCGAGGGACCTGAGCCGACTCAACCGGGGAGCCGTCGTGACGCTGGGGTCGCCACCCTTGTTCCACGGAGAAGAGTACTGCTCGTTCCAAGGTTCGCCACCCCACTTGAGGGCGTGGTAGGCCTTGTTCTCCGGGTACGTGTCGTCATTCCTCGTCCCCGGCTCGCGGATGGTCACGCTCCCGCCACCGACGTGCTTGGTCCCCGTGGGAAGCTCCACGAACTCCACGCCACCGATACGGTCGGCCCTGGCCTTCCAGTCGGAGTCCTCGCAGTAGCAGGGGTGGTAGGACTCGTCCATGAAGCCCACGGTCTCGATGGCCTTGTCGTTCACGGCGAAGGCGGAGAAGCCGCAGGCGAAGGCGACCATCGGCCCAGGTGCCTCCCACATGGCTTTCTCGACCAGCTCCAGGTCTCCGGGTGAGAAGGCGATGTCGGAGTTGACGAAGAGCCACCACTCCGCCTTGAGGTTGGCCTTGATGGTCAGGTTGAGCGCGGCCCCCCATCCGAGGTTGGCACCCGGGCGGCAGATATGGGTCCTCACGGCCCACAGGGGCTCCTCCTCCTCGGAGAAGGAGCCGCCGTTGTCCACGACGTAGAAGCGGCCCACGGCCACATCGACCGTCCGCAGCATCTCGTAGGCGAGGTCGTAGCGGTTCAGGATGGGGAGTGCGAGGACGGGGATCACGCCGGGATCCGCCAGTACCTGTCGTCCACTCGTTCGAGCAACGTACTTCCCTCCCTGATCACCATCCTCGGGCCCCTGCCCTCCGAGGTCCCGTCACACCAACACGATAGGGAGTAGGGCGGGATCCCATCCTCGATGACCGTCACGTCAACCGCACACCAGCCCCCGTAGTAGGGAACGTGATCCTGCATGGGGTGGCCGCAGAACAGGCACTTCATCCGATGGACTCGATCTTCACGCGGCGCTTCCGCCAAAGCTCCATGTCTTCGCTCCAGCCCTTCTGCGCGCTCCGGTAGGTCTCGTCCCAGGGGAGGGAGTTGACCGACCCGAAGAGGGGGTGGAGATGCTCCACGACGGCGTCCTTGGCGTGCGCCAGCTCCCCACGGACGTTGGCGGTGAAGAACATCTCGTTGTCAGCGAAGTTGTGCTGGTAGCCAGGGTGGAAGGCCTTCCCGGGGGCATCGAAAACGGCCCTGTCGAGGTAGTCGCGCCTCACGACCGCCTGCGTGCCAGCCATGTTGTGGAGGTCGTTGCAAACGACCACGGGAGCGTTCTTCTCGTTCATCACCCGGAGGGCGGCGCGCAGCCAGCCCTTGTGGTGGATGACATCGTCAGACCCGAAGAACACCGTCTCCGCGTCGTCCAGGTGGTCGATGAGCTTGTTCATGCGAGTGACGTAGCGGCGGTCGTCGCAGTCCGAGTCATCCAGATACCACTCGCCCAGCTCATCGAGGATGTCGCGGCTCTCCTGGTCGGAGACGCAGAAGAGGATGAAGTGGGCCTCGGGCGTTGCGTCGTGGATGTTGAGGACGGTACGGCGGAGGTTCTGGGGCCTGTCCAGGGACGGCACGAGGATGGCCGTGGGCAGGAGGTCGATGATCACTTCCTGCCCCTCATGATCCAGATGCTGTGTGCCTCATCGACCTCGAGCACCTCGTCCACGGCCTCCTTCACGGTGGTGAAGTAGTCGTGCCCGCAGAAGAGCCCGCCATCCGCCAGCCGCGGCAACCAGGCCGCGATGTCGGCCCTGACGCTCTCGGTGTCGTGTGCGCCGTCGAGGAAGATCATGTCGAACTTGGCGCCCCTGCGCTCGAAGTAGGCGGCAGCTTCCAGTGATGTCATGCGGATAGCCGTCACGTTGTCGGTGATGTTGCGCTTGAACTCGCTGAAGAGCCAGTTGGGGCCCTTGTCCGCGAGGATCTCGTGGTGGGCTGGCTCGTCGGAACCGGCCCAGGTGTCGATGGCGAAGATCCTGCCGTCCGTGTTGTCTGACATGGCAGCCGTGCTGCGGCCCATCCACGAGCCGATCTCCGCGATCAGGTCGTGCTTCTCGGCCTGCTTCGCCAGCCACTCCAGCTCCCCCGGGCTCATCCACCCGTCGATGCCCAGTGCCCTGTCGATGTTCACTTGAACTCCTTGAACACGTCTGCGTCCTCCCAGTGGATGGACGGATGCCAGTCGGGGACGAGGTTCTTGCTGATGTACGAAGGGCAGTCCCCGTACCGCGGGGGCCCGAAGTCGTACTCCAGGCCCAGCCAGTCGGCCAGCTCCTTGACGGCGACGACGTTGTGGGCACCACCCCCGACATCCCACGTCCCGCCCGCATACAGACCTGGCGTCATGATCTGCAACATCAGTAGATCGACGTAGTCGAAGACGTGGAGGAGGTCCCTCGTCTGCCAGCCGTCACCGTTGAGGGTGACCTTGAGGCCCTCCCTCTTGGCTTTCAGGAACCACGCCACCCAGCCAGACTCCGTAGAGCCCTCCTGGCCTGGGCCGTAGATGGTCCCCGGCCGGTTGATGATGAGCGGGAAGCCGAAGGTCGCGCTCATCTCCCTGGCCCATGCCTCCGCCATCACCTTGGAGGTTCCGTAGGGCGTCATGCCGTCCCGGGCCTTCACCGATGAGGTGAGGACGAGGGGAACGTGTAGCGCGGCGGCTGCCTTGCAGACGGTCACCGTCGTCATCACGGTGTCCTTGAATGTCTCCTCGGGCCGAACGATGGACCCCAGGGTCGAGCAGGAGGAGGCGAGGTGGACGATGACATCGGGTCGATGGTCCCCGATGAAGCCCGCCCATCGGTGGTCCGATAGGTCGGCATGCATCACGTCCTTCTTGTCGTAGCCGAATACCTCGAAGCCCGCGAGGGCGTTCATCAGGTGCTTGCCCACGAAGCCCATGTGCCCGGTGACGATGACCTTCATGCGAATGTCTCCATCCATGACTCTGGAGCGTGGTCGGTGACCCACGAGGGGAGGTCGCCGTGGTAGGGCTCGAGCTTCCTTCCGGCATCGACGTGGAGCATGGCGTTGGGCAGCTCGTGTGCCAGACGACCCCCGGAGCGAAGCTCCTGGTGGGCCTGCCTGACGTACTTGCCCTCACGGCCGTCCGGGCCACCGAACCAGGAGAGGTGCCAGCCAGCGTCAGCGATGGCAGGCAACCCGCCGCGGTGGTCTCTCACGACACTGGGGTCCGAGCCCAGGAAGCCGACCGTGCCGTAGGCGCACCCGGCCCACGGCTCAGGGTGGTAGACCCTCGTGGAGTAGACGAGGTGCTTCATGGCGAAGAGCGCCCCAGGGCCCTTGAAGGACTCCACGATCCAACGGCGCGGGATCTCATCGAGGTCGCCGTAGATGACCCTGGTCTCCGGGGCGAGGAGCCTCAAGGCACTCTCGGAAGCCTTGCGCTGGGTCCGCTCCCTCCACCAGCAGTCGCGCGTCTCGGGCGTGATCCAGCCGCGGTCCAGCTCTGGGATTGAGGTGTCACCGACGACGAGGGTCTCCGCCCGGAAGACCGTGATGGGGTACTGCTTGAAGCGACCCTTCTTCATGGCCTCAGTGAGGAGGTAGGGCTTCTTGATGCCGCTGAAGGTTGAGTTGGCCTCGCAGATGAGGTGTTCCTCCACGATGCCCTTCAACTCCCAGAGCCGACACTCGAGGATGTCGAACTCGTTGTCGAACATCACCGCATCGATGATCACGCGATCGCCTCCAGCCATCCGTCGATGTGCATCGAGACACCGTAGATGGACAGGTCGTGGCCGACGAAGCGCTGGCCTTGCTCGGAGGCCAGGAACTTCTCGATGGAAGGCTTCACACCCGTGGGGTCCCAGATGCTCAGTGTGGGGACATCCACGATGCCATCCTCGACCACGAACCAGCTCCCCTTCGGGACGAGATCGCTGTAGAGCGACAAGGCCCCGTAGGTGGTCATCCTCGTGTGACCGGAGTCTTCGCAGACCATGACCCTCTTGTGTCCACAGAGGTCATGGACGCGCTTCACGACCGCTTCATCGAGGAGGTCGCCCTCGATGAAGGTGATCCTCTTGTCGGCCAGGAAGTCATCGTGGAGCGGGTCCCCGGGCGGGATGGGGTGGTTGCCGATGGTCACGACCTCGCCCTCCCCAAGGAGGACCTGGAGCTGGTCCGCGAACCAGATGGCGCTGGCGCCGAAGCCGGTGCCGAACTCCAGGATGACCTCCGGTCGGCAGGCCTCGATGACGTGCTGGTAGGTGCGGAGGTCTTCGGGCAGCTTCATCAGGTGACGGCCCTTGTAGAAGTCGCGGTGATGCTGCCAGAGGCGCTTCTGCCAGTACGACCTCAGGGACTCCCCGATGTCCACGGGGAGCGGCTCAAGGGCGATCACTTCCCCAGGTACTCCCTGAAGTAGGCCACGGTCTTCGCGACCCCCTCCTCAAGCGCCACGAGTGGGAAGACATCCATTCCGGTGAGCGTATCAGGGTTGCCGAGGACGATGGAGCCCTCATCCTCACCAGGACGCATGGGAAGGCGGACGATCGGGGCCGTGGAGCCCGTCTGCCTCTCCACCTCGGCCTGTACCGCGAGGGCGATGTCATTGACGTTCGTCGTGCGACCCGTCCCGGCCTCGAAGAGGCGAGGGGCGGGGTCCACGGTCATCTCGAGGGCATTCACGAGGATCTTGGCAACGTCGGTGACGAAGATCATGTCCATGACCTGGCCCCCGTCCCCGTAGACCTCGATAGGCTCACCGGAGAGGGCGCGGCAGACGAAGCTGGGCATGATCTTGCGGACACGGGAGGGTCCATAGGGAGCCGCGGCGACCTGTCGTGGCCCGTAGGCGTTGAGGGCCCTCACGACGGTCATCCTGGAGCCCCTGAAGCGCACGAACATGTCTACGAAGCGCTCGATGGTGTTCTTGGTGATGGAGTAGGTGTTGTTCATCCAGTAGTTGCCGACGGCGATGTTGACGAGGGGCACGTCGTACTGGGCGCAGGCCTCGAGGACGTTCAGGCCCCCCAGGATGTTCGTCGTAGCAGCTGGGAGCGGGTTCTGGATCGTCTCCTGTGTACCAAGGACTCCGGCCAGGTGGATGACTCCATCGACGTGGGCGACGGCCTCGTTGACGAGAGTGGCGTCCTTGATGTCTCCGAAGAAGAGGGCAGCTCCACGGGGTCCTCCCACGGGGGAATGTCGGTCGAGGACGGCGACGGTGTAACCACGCTCATGAAGTTCCTCCACCACGTATCTGCCGATGAACCCGTTACCGCCGGTTACCAGTACGTGCTTCAAGTCTCTGCCCTCCATGGCATGAAGAAAGGGGGGACCCGAAGGTCCCCCCGATGCTAGCGCCTGCTAGGCCTCGTCGTAGCTGTAGTTGACGGTCTGCTGGGTCCAGTTTCCCGGGCCCGCGTCAGACGCGACACGAAGCTGCATGCCGAGGTACTTGGTGTACGCGCCGGTCTGGGCGGCGGTGTACTCAGCGTTGTCCCAGACAGCCTTGTTGCCAGACGTGTACGTGGTAGCGATCACGTTGGCGACGGTGCTGTTGGCGGTCGTGCCCTGCATGTAGGTCACGTAGGCGCCCGTGAAGTACAGCGTCGTGGAGGCGTCCACGGTGCTGTTGAACCAGACCTTGAAGGAGCGGACGTAGTTCGCCGGGGTCACGGTGACCTTGAGACGGATCCACTTCTCGAAGGAGTTGGTCCCCACGGTGATGGGGTAGGCCTGCCGGTTGGCAAGGCTGTTGGTGGCGTTGTCCGCCGAGATCAGGTCGATGCCGGTGACGGAGTCAGCGACGGTCGGGGTCGATCCGTAGGACACAGCCAGAACGAGTGTCGCGGCCATGAGTGCCTCCTTGCGTGGCCCCTGGTCCGAAACGAAGCTGGAGTCTTGGGCCGATCAGGCTTGCGACTGTCCTGCCTCAGAAGTGGGCTGCTTGTCGATGCTCACCTCACGCGCCGTGGGGATGTCCTCCAGGAGGACCATGCCCAGCGGCGTGTTCGCCATGAGCTTGTTGTACGGGTTGTTCTCGTCCGTGGCGTCTCCGATGGGGGCTCGTCCCTCGTCCATCCTCGCCTCGTTCACCGTCTTGTAAGGCATGCCCGCGAGCGCCAGATCGTTGATCTTGGCCTTTGACATGGACTCCTTGATGTTCAGACGGGTGAAGCGGAACGCCAGGTTGTTGTCGGGGCCCCCGAAGGAGTCGTCCCAGACGATCTCCCGGGTGAAGTAATCCTGGACATTGGCAAGGGTGGGCCGAAGACCCTGGTCTTCGGTCATCTCCTGCTGCACCTGGCCCTCAGAGCGGTTGATGTTGAAGGTCAGGCCGATGTCCTGGGGACTGATGAGGTAGACGGCGCAGATCTTGCGGACGAGATAGTCCAGCCACTCTGCGTACTGCATGTCTCGGTTGGTGGACCGGAAGGGGACGAACTTCGCACCCTTCGTTCCGCCGATGAACGCCATCGCCCCCTTGCCAGCGACTTCCGCCAGCCAGTAGGACTTGAACTCCTCGACCTTCTCGGGGCGGGCACCCTCACCGAGGTCGAGCATGCCGTCTGGGGCAGCATTGGTCACTTGTCGAGTGTTGTACTGGGACCCGAGGATCTCGGAGTCCACGGTCTGCTTCAGGGTCTCCAGCGGGGACAGCCCCATGACGGAGTAGGTCCGCGGGTTCGCCATGATGTAGACGAGGTCCTCGTTCTTGAAGGGGACCTCGTACTGGGGCGCGGGGACCCACCAGTAGCGCGTCTCGTCGGGGTTGCCGTCCCAGAGGGCGTTGATCTTGACCTTGGCCCCGTCCACGGCATGGAGGGCTGCCACGGCACCGCCAAGGGTGCGTTCCTTCTCGATGACCCCGGCATCAAGGACGAGGATGTCCTCGATGATGGGTTCCACCCATGAGCGGAAGCTCTCGACGGCGGAGTTGGGGCGGTTGAAGAGGCCGCGGAGCTGGTCGGCCTTGCGCTGGTCCCAGCTCCTGCTCTGGTCGAAGGGGACGATGTCCCACTCCGCGGAGCTGACCTGGGCCTTGCGGACGTTGATGGCAGCCCTCACCCACTCGGAGTGCTCCGCCCAGTTGCGGAAGAGGGCCCCAGAACTCTTGCCCACACGGCCACGCTCCTGGAAGACCATGGCCGCGGAGCCGGGTGGGAGGTTCTTGGGGCTGGTCCGGTAGGAACGGGTCAGGAAGTCTGAGATGGCGCCCATCAGCGAAGCTCCTTGAAGTGCGCTGCAAGGACGGAGTCCTGCTGGGCGTTGAGTAGGTCAGACTCGGTCTTCTGGTTCGCGGCCTCGACCGCCTGCTCGTATGTGAGCCTGTGCGTCTCGATGCCGGTCATCATCACGGCCAGGTAGTCGGGGACCATCCGCTTCCCGTCGCGAAACTCCTTCTCGACGTGCTGGGAGAGTCTGTCGGTCACGTTCTCACCTCCGCAGGCTGCCGAAGAAGAAGGTGTCGCCACCGAGGTCCATGGAGTAGCCCAGGGCGTCCACGAAGTCGTCATGCCCCTTGGGGAACGAGAGCAGCTCCGACTCGAAGACGGTCCCCCGCAGGGAGGCGTGGTGGTGGACCTTGTGGCCTTCGTACTTCGCGGCCACGGCGCGACCGCGAGTCGTCTTGTCGTTGTCGGCCTTCTTGCCCTCGATGGGGATGCGAGGGTAGGTCTCCATGACCTCCTGGATCAGCGTGGACTGGAACTGGTTGCTCTCCACGATGACGATGCCGATGTTGGGGTAAGCCATCCATCCGTCATAGATGAACTCAGCGTGGTGGGACTCGCGCTTGTCCCGATAGGCGGAGAGGACGTAGAAGTCGCCCGTGTCGAGGTCTTCGGCGGTCGTGACCCTCGCTGTGTAGTCGGCGCGCTCCCTGATGGAGCTGGCGAGGTCCACGCCCATCCGAAGCGTGTAGCGGCCATCCGGCAGCACGTCGAAGTGGTCGAAGGGGCCGTGGAAGATGTTCCCGGCGAGGAGGCCGCTGATGTCGTTCTGGTAGGAGCAGGCGAACATCGCGCTGCCCATCTCCTCCTTCTCCCGGAGAAGGCGCTCCACGGGCCAGTACTCGGGCCAGTAGGAGTTGAGTCGTCCCTGCTCGTCCTCCGTGAGCGCGGAGACGACGTGGCTCCTCCAGCCGAAGCCGCCATCCGCGATGGGGTCCATGAACTGCTCGTAGAGGTCGTCCTCGCCCCACCTGGTGCCGATGACGATGACCACGCCGTCAGGGGCGAGACAGGGCTTGAGGGTCATCTTGAACCAGCGCTCGACGCTCTCCCGAACATCGACGGAGTTGGTGTTCTCCTCGTCCAGGATGTCGTCCATCAGGATGAGGTCGAAACGCTTGCTGATGATGGCGCCGCCGACGCCGACCGCGAACATCGTCACGTCCTTGGAGCCGTGCCACCGGCTACGACCCTCGAGCCACTCCTTGTCGGTCCACTTCGCCGCGGAGGGCCCCGACTCGGGGAAGACCTCCTTGTGGCGCGGGTTCTGCTCGATGGTGTACTTCGGGGCTCGGCTGAAGTCCTTGGCCTGTGTGTCGGTGTTGGAGACCATCCCGATGCGGATATCGGGGTACTTCCCCGTCAGCCAGGACGTGAGGATGGTGTTGTCCCAGGTCGTCTTGGCCCCTCCCCGGGGGAGGAGGTAGACGGTGTTCTGGCGGTCGTGGATGCCCTCGAGGGTGGCCGTGACCATCGCCTTGTGGTGCGCGGCCGGGACGTAACCGAAGACGTACTCCCCGTAGGCAAAGACCGCCTCAGGGCCGTCAGTTCTTGCGAGATCGATCAGAGCGCGGGAGCGGAGACTCTTGACCTGTTTCGAGCCCATCGAGCCCTCTGGTGGCCTCGATGAACCCCATGAGGAGTTCGGGGCTGACCCCATCGAAGTTGACACCGATGTTGCGCTCCTCAGTGATCTGGCTGGGCTTGCCGACGAGGACCTGGAGGCGGTCGATGAGCGCGGCGATGTCGGACGGCCGGAATGTCATCACCGGCTCTTCGACGTACTCCCCGTTCCTCATCACCACATGGGTGCGCTTCATGTCCGAACGGAGCTTCGTGATGGCCTCATCGATGGCTTCGATGGCATTCAGGCGGACCATCGACTCGCGGGCCCGCATGTCTGCTTCCTTGTCGGCCAGGAAGACGACGGTCTGGTCCGCGGCCCTGGAGCGGTATTCCTCGCGCTTCCTCACCCACTCGCGCTTCTTGGACTGGATGGTGATGAGGGAGTGCGTGGTGATGCCGTGCCTGCGGCAGAGTTCGCGCAGGCTCACGTCCGTCGTCACGTATTCGCGCTCCAAGAGGTCGTAGTCGTAGCGACGGTTCACCGAAGCTCCCTTCTGATCCCCACCCGCACGTCCGCCCTATCGGCCACCCACATCTCCACGAAGGTCATGCGGGGGTGCCGTAGGAGCAGGCGCTCCATGAACCATGCGGCCATGTGGTCGAGGCCCTGGTCGCCACCGACGAGCATGTCGTCAAGGCTGTGGAGGTGGAGTTCGGCCGCTACCTCGTCCAGGTCGCTCCGAAGACCGCTGGACTCACCAGACTCGGTTGCGGAGACGAAGAAGGTGTGGCCGTGGATGTAGGCGCTCTCCGCGTCATCCCTGTGGGTCGAGGCGAATGAAGTGGTCGCAGTGGTCTGTTTCACGGGACCTCCGGGCAGAAAAAGAGGACGGGCTGGCCCAGAGAGCCAACCCGTCCATTCGGGGTTCCAAGGTGTCTACGACGACCGGAGGTCAACCAGTTGAGTCGGAGCCACGCTCGGGATCCTCTTCAGTTATACCCGAAAGACTAACACCGCGTGTACTACTCCTGGTCTGGTCCGGGCGCATCCGTGCTGCGCCAGCGGTCCTTATCCACGTCATAGCGCCAGTCCACGGTGAAGTAGCGGGCGTCAACGAAGCTCAGGGAGCCGTCCTCGAGCACGACCAATCCGAGTGCGCGGGGGTCGCGGTCAACCATGCCCATGAGCAGCCCGACACGCCCGACACCGACCGCCTCCCCGGTGAAGGTCACCCTGACGGGCTCATCGAGCAGTGCGATCACGGTCCTTCTCCTTCCACGGCCTGACCCTGCCCTTCAGCGTGAATGTCCTGCCGACGGGGATGTACTCGAGGCGGGTTACGTCGTAGCTGACCGGGAATGTCTCTGTCTCGAGGATGAGGTCATCCAGGTAGCCACAGATGACCACCTCTGCCTCGTGGAAGACCCTGACCTCGAAGCGAACCCCATCCTTGGGGTCGTACTCCGGCACACGCGGCTTGGGCTTCCGCCAGAAGGTCTTCACCGCCGGTACGTGCAGGCAGAGCAGAGGTGAGGAGAGGTGTAGGCGTCCCCCAGGGCGATGAAGATGCAGACGCGGCGCCTCCCGCAGCCGTCGCACTTCCTGCGCTTCTCCCTCTCAAGGCTGAGAGCCAGGAGGAGGACCAGGGGGCCGAAGGTGGCCTCCATGGCTTGGGGGAAGAAGATCCCCTGCCCTGGAGGGGACAGGGGGACCGTATCAGGCATATGACCTCCTTCTGGCGTTTCTCGCCACTCAGATGATACCCGCGGGGATCTTCCTGCGGTAGTGACCGGCGCGACGTGATGTCACCCCCTCGGGCGACTTCCATCCGCGGAACACGCGGTTGTCCCAGTAGGCCCAGTTGCATGAGCACCCGCCGACCATCTGGAGCAACATGGCACGTCCCATGAAGTCGAAGTGGGGGATGAGCTGGAGCGGCCCGTAGCACTGGAAGCCGACGTGGCGGCTCCTCCCGTGGCCGCAGCCAGGGCAGCCCTTGGGCCTACGCCTCATCGGAGGGCTCCGCGAGAAGCCACTCTTGGAAGTGGTACAGCAACTCCAGCGGCGTGTCCCACTTCTCGGGCATCTTGTAGGGCCGGTTCCAGTCGTCACCGAACGGGTCACGTTCCCGCAGCCGCTCTCGCTCCTGCTGGGCGCCGTCACGAAGGCCGTTCTTGTACGGCTCGATGATGAGCGGCGAAAAGGGGTCAGCGATGGGTCCGAAGCCCCAGCCCTCCGGCAAGGAAGCGATACCCCACGCCCACGCTTCCTCTTCGGTCATCTCGCTGAAGCGGTCACCGCAGAGCAGGCAGACGTTGGATAGGGAGTGGTCACCGCCCTTGTGATGACAGGAGCCGCAGATGTTGAACGGAGGCTCGAAACCGGCCTCCCTCAGAGCTTCTTGGGGCTTCACTTGCGACTTCTCCCCTTGGCCTGGTCTTCCTTGCTGATGGGACGCACGAAGGTCCCCGGCTGCAAGGGCTTGGAGTCGATGGACACAGCCATGAGCTTCGCGGAGTCGATGACCTTGACGCCGCCTTCGTCGTGATGGGCAGTGGCGAGGAAGCCAGCAGTCATCTTGGCGCTCACGTACTCCTCGAGCCTCTTCTTCACCACCGCGGTGACCGTGGTGCCCTCGTTGATAGCCTTGATCTTCACCTGTCGGTGCAGCTCGTCTGGGATGTCGATGGAAAGTCTCATGCGGTCTCCTTGTTCTTGGCGTAGGCCTCCCGGCGCCGCTCGAGCTTGGCTCTCACCTTGCAGCGATCCGTGCAGTAGACGTGGTGCGTGCGGGCGAACGAGGAGGGGTGGAAGGGCATGCCGCAGACGATGCAGTCCTTCGTGAACTCATCGATGGCCTTGGGTGGTCGCGGCCTTGTGCCGGTGCAGGACTCATGGAAGAAGTGCGCGCTGCCGCACATGTAGCACCACGCCTGTGGGAGGCCACCCAGCCCGCGTGGGGTTCGACTCTCGACCGTGGTCTCCCCCAGCTGCCGCGGCAGTGGTGGCTTGCTCCAGGCGGGGCGATTGGGGACGGCCCGCTTCCTGGTGACCCTCAGGGAATGAACGTCAGTACGGCGCGTCAACCCTTCAACTCCTTCATCGCCCACCTCAACCACTGGATCTTGTTCCAGCACACGCCGCAGAGGCTGTAGTGACCAAGCCTGACCTTCGCTGGCGACTTGCCGCACTCCCGGCAGTTTGCCTTGGTCTGCATCCGGTATAAGCCGCTCGCATCAAGAACCTTGTCTCCCCATGGCCTCGGAGTCGTCTTCGGCCTACCCCTCTGCCGTCCCATGGCCCTCCCTCTCGCAATCTGGGCAGTCGGGCGGGCAGTCATCGATGACATGCCTGCGCCACCATGCTCGGAGCCATGCGCGCAGGCGGGTCACCTCGTGGCCTCCTTGTGGGCAGCGAAGGCGGCACTTGATGCGGCGCAGGATGGTTGCGGGCAGTCACGCCAGTCAACGGTGGTGTCGTGTGCTTGACGGTGGAAGTCGCGTGGGTACAGGTCCAGCGCCTCGGCCAGCGCCTTCGCGTCGGCACGGGCGTCCTTGTGGCTCTTGCGCCAAGAGGCGATGCGGGTTTCTAGGGTCTTTGTCCATTCGCGGCACTCGGCCAGCGCAGCCTCGGCCTTGTCGAGTTGAGCGAGGACGATGGCGGTGTCGCAAGGCCACGACCTCGCGTCGAACGAACAGACAAGCTCTACTCGCTCTCCTGAGTGCGTGATGCCGCGGGCAGGGACGTGCCGCTCCCTGATGTCGCTCATCGCGGCTTCCCCCGGTAGATGAGATGGACGATGGCGTGGTACACCGCGTCGTTGAGATAGACGGTGGGGTCCACGTCTTCCACGTTCGCCGCGAGGCGTGCATACGCGGCCAGTGCAGCCTCGGCCTTGTCGGCGCGGGCACGGGCGAGGGTTGCGGCTTCTATCTCTGCCTCTGCGACTATCGGTGCCATCTCGTCCTCGTGGACGCCGCACTGCGTCTTGTACGAGCGGTGGTAGTTCAGGACACGCATCCCGGCCTGCGTCGTTGGCTCGCTCACTTCGTGGCCTTCTTGTGGGCGGCGAGGGCGATGTAGGTCGGGCATCGCGGGGTGTGCGACGGCTGACGGTCGCCGCATTGGGTACAGGTGTGGTCGATGGCCCATGCTGCCTCGCTCAGCATCGCGGCCAGCGCCTTCGCGTCGGCACGGGCGGCGGCGAGGTCATCTTGGGCTGCGATGATGGCGAGGCTCATCCGGTCGATACACTCGGCCAGCGCAGCCTCGGCCTTGGTGGCAGCCTCTCTGTGGACGCGCTCACGGTCATGGGCGAAGGCTAGGTTGTGTTGGCACTCGGCCAGCGCAGCCTCGGCCTTGTCGGCGCGGTAGCCGTAGCAGGGCCACAGGTCACGACAGCGTGTGCATCGTGGATGCTCGTGCGGGACGCCATTGTGGTCCTTGCCATCGCAGCAGGGGACGTGCCGCTCCCTGATGTCAGGCATCCGTGGCCTCCTTGTGGGCGGCGAGGGCGGCACGGGCTGCGAGGCAGTCATCGGTATGGATGAGAAGCCTGTTGCTGCCGCACCAACAGTCGTCAGCGACTCGTCTGACACGCACCAGCGCCTCGGCCAGCGCCTTCGCGTCCTGCTCGGCGGCGTCGCGCTCCTCTTGGGCTGCGATGACCATGCCCGCCGCCTCGAAGCCGTACTTGCCAGCCAGCGCAGCCTCGGCGGCGTCGGCACGGTCGGCTTCGCGGATGGCGTCACAGGGCCACTCTCCGAAGCAGCCCTCGCAAACGTCACGCTCATTGGACTCAAGTGGCCCGCCGTTGACGTGCCGCTCCCTGATGTCAGTCATCAGAGGGGTCCACGATGTCAGAGCAGATGCGGCACCAACGGGGGTCATGGTCGGGGTTGTACTGACTGCACTTGGCCCTGATGGCGGCTCGCTCCTGCTGGCGGGCCTCGGCTTCGATGGCGATGATCTCCGCGGCGGAAGGGGCGATCCGCACGACGCCGCCGTGAGGGACCTCGATGCCCCGGAGGAGGTGCATCCCGGCCCGCGTAGTGACGGTCTCAGTCATCGGATGACCACGTCGGTGTACCACTTGCCGCAACGCTCGCACCAGCGGTCGTAGACGGGGTGTCCGGGCGTGGAGTGGAAGTGCTCTCGCCACATCCAGCGGTGGCGCCCTCCACTCATCTCACAGGGTTCGATGCGCTTCATGGCTGCTCTTCGAGGGTATCCGCGGTGATGCCGTTGAGGTTCCAGATGAAGCCGGAGTCAGAGGGGACGAGGGCGATGCGGACCTTGTCCGCGAGCTTGAAGATGGTCTCCCACTGGATCAACTCCGGCGTGAGTGAGGAGACGATGCGCTCGTTGGCGCGTGCCTGACCGTCAGCGATGATGGCCTGGGCGTCAGCCTCTCCCTGTGCCTTGGTGCGGAGAGTGTCCGCTTCGGTCTTGGAACGACTGAGGTTTTGGCTGGCGATCTGCTTCTGCTCCACGGAGTTCAGGTAGTCACCCGACAGCCCGATGTCGCGGATGAAGACACCGTCGATGGTGATGTCGTAGGGATCGACGTTGGCCTGGAGGGCTGCCTGCACCTCGTGTCCCATCACGTCCCGCTTGCTGGTGATCTCATCCACACCGAAGTTGCGCGCCAGGGCCTTCAACTGCGTGTCGGCCTGACTCTCGATGAGCTTGCGTGCGTAGTCCATGCCGACCGTCTGGTAGAGCGTGGAGGCGACGGTGGGGTCGATGCGGTAGTTGACGATGCCCACCAGCTTGGCGGGCTGGTTCTCCTTGGTGAAGGCTTCGATGTCCTTGAAGGGATAGGTGATGACGCGGGTGTCCATGACGTGGACGTTGTCCACGAATGGTGCGATGACGTGCAGCCCGGGGTCGAGGGTCTGGTCCTGCACCGCTCCGAAGCGGGTGACGACGCCGACCTGTCCTGCGGGCACCTCGGTGAGCGACATGCCCAGCAGCAGCACGATGACGCCGATGATGGACGTGACGGCGAAGGGCCACCTCTTCTTGAGCCGCAGCTCCTCCCCGTCACGCAGGGTCCCGCGCAGGAACCAGAGGATGGCAAGCGAAGCGATGCCGACGATGATGAGGATCAGGCCGGTGAGTTCAAGTAGCGTTCCCATATCCCTATCCTTTCACGACCCCCATGGGGCTCAAGCGCTGGATGGGCCGGATCAGGTCGCCCGAAACGGCCATGACGCCCTCGATGTCCTTGTAGGCGGGCGCGGACTCATCGATGACCGACTCGCGGCTCCTCGTGACGAGCTGGACGTTGGCGGAGGCCAACATCTCGTCCATCTCGGCCAGGGTGACCATCTTTCGGGTCGCAGCCCGACTGCGGGCCCTCCCGGCGCCGTGCTGGCACGTATCGAGGGCCTCAGGGTTGCCCAGGCCCTCTGCGATGTAGGAACCCGTCGTCATGGAGCCCGGGATGAGGACCTTCTCGCCCTCGTTGGCCCGAACGGCTCCCTTCCGGTGGACGATGCCGTTCCGGCCCCCGTGGTTCTCCCAGGCGGCGAAGTTATGGTGGACATCGAGGGTCTGGCGGGCCTCGATGCCCACTTCGGAGCCGAATGCCTCGATGACCTTCTTCGCCATCCGCCTGCGGTTCTCCTCGGCCCATGTGAGGGCGATACCCATGTCGGAGAAGTAGTCATGGCCCTCCTGGGACTTGAATGGCAGCCAGGCGACCTCGTCGTGGGGCAACTTGGAGTGCCAGAGGCGGTTGAGCGCCAGGGCGCGCTTGTGGTGAAGGTCACAGGTCTTCTTGCCGACGCTTCGGGAGCCGGAGTGGATCATGAAGTAGAGGAGGCCGTCGTCATCGCCCCTCTGAAGCTCCAGGAAGTGGTTTCCGCCTCCCAGGGTGCCCAGCTGGACCTCCGCGGCCTCCAGGAAGGGCCGGATGCGCTCGGAGGCGTCCAGCCACTCCGTGATGGGGTCCTTCTGCTCCTGGTGCTGTGCGTGGGGGCCGTTCCCGCAGGGGATGTCGCGTGAGACCTGGTGGAGGAACCTCTTGATGTCCGCGGGGCTCAGGGAGTCGGCCGGGACGCCCGTTTCGATGAGGGAGACGCCGCAGCCGATGTCCACGCCGATGGCGTAGGGCACCACGGCGTTATCTGCCATGAAGACGCCCCCCACGGGCATGCCGTAGCCCTGGTGGGCGTCTGGCATGAGGGCCACGGCGCCCATGACGAAGGGCAGGCGGCTGACGTTGACCATCTGGGCCCTGGCGCCCTCCTCGAGGTCGATGGCCCATGACTTGATGGGGGCTCCCCCATCGGTGAAGACCTCGTTGATCACTGGGGCTCCTTCTTGTGCTGGCAGCCCACGGTCTGCGTGGGCGAGTCGGGTGGGACGTTCTCGGGGTCCTGCTTCTCGAGCCGCTGGAGGGCCAGCATCAGCATGTCGTACTCGTAGTCACTGATCTCGGGGGCGTCGAGGCAGTAGTACTGGTGGTTCGCACGCCTCAGGAGGCCCCTGAGCGCCTCCGCGTCCTCGTTCACGGCTATGGCTCGATGAACGGGTTGTCGTGGAACCCGACGTAGGCGTGGTCCTCCAGGCACTCCTCGTCGCGGCAGGCCGCGGCCATGATCCGCTCGCGCTCCTTCCGGGCGAGGTCGTCGTAGAAGTCCACGTTGATGGTCGGTGAGTAGAAGCCGTCGCTGTCGGGCTCCCCCCAGCGCCAGATGACGCGGTGGCCGGAAAGGTCGCGGCTGGCGAACTCATCCATGGCCTTCTTCGTCAACCGCACCTTGCGGACATCCGCCAGCTCTTCCTGCGGCGTCATCGGTGGACCCCGGCGTCGATGCGGAAGCACGTCTCACAGGTCTTGCTGTTGTCGGGGACCCGGGGCTCCAGGGTGGTGTGCGCCCGCGGGCGCCTCTGCCCGCAGAGGGCCACGACGGTCGAGATCTGGACCTCCTCGAAGATGTGCCAACTGACGACCTTGAACCACAACCTGTCAGACATCATCATCCCTCCATCTTTCGCTGCACGGCTCGTTCCTTGCCGACCCGCCCCACGGCGATCAGCCAATCGGTGACCGCGACGAGGATGAGGTCCACCTCTCGGGAGGCCTTCTTGAGGTCCGCGGTCGCCTGACCCAGCTCCAGCTTCCCGGAGATATCGACGGCCTTCTCCAGCGCCATCGAGGCGGAGTCCAGGTAGGCCATCAGGCTCGCCGTCATCGCTATCAGGGGGGTAGGCAACTCCCCGTCCCCGAGCGACTCCCTGACCCTCCGATCGATGAAGGCCTCCATCTCGTCCATCATGCCCTCCCCCTCAGGAAGCCCCGCAGATGCAGCAGGATGGCTGCTGCGCCCGAGTATCCATCGGGCCCCAGGATGCCGATGTGCCTCTGCCTCTCCTTCATGCTGAGTCGGTCGATCTCGGCCATCAGCGCCTCGCGCTCGTTCCTCGCCCCGTTGCGGTAGGTCTTCTCGAACATCTCCTTCAGGATCTCGCCATCCTCCTCCGCCTGCCTCACCCCCTTCAACTCCTCCTCTGTCGGCGCCCGGTGGATGCCGATCCTGCCGCAGACATCACAGACCGGCGGGTCCCCATCGAAGCCGCGGTGGTCGGGATCGTGGTAGTCAGCCATCTCACCCATCCAGGAACCTCCTCAGCTCATTGATCTCATCAGGACCGATCCATGTCTCGCTCTTGCCGATGCGGATCTTCAGGTGGTTGATCTGGTCCTTCTTGGGCAGCGCCGTCCCGAGTGGGTGCATCTCCATCTCCAGGTCGGGGTAGCCCCTGTCCCTGTCCACCGCCTCCCCCTCGAGGTTCAGGTGCCTGACGGTCCACTCCATCACTTGGTCCCCCACTCCAGCCACCCCTCTGCGGCTGCTGCGTCCTCCAGGAAGCCCACGAACTTGAGGGCATCCGTGGGAGCCGTCCTGAAGTGCCCGTCCTCATCGACGGCCCTGTACCAGCCTTTGCTGCCCTTGGCGATGATGACCACCCTCTTCTGCATGCTGCCGGTGATGCGGACGTTGGCCGCGATGAGCTTCATGCGTAGGCCCCCAGCAGCATGCCCACCATCCAGCCGATGGTGCCCATCAGCAGCCAGAACACCAGGATGTCGCCGGGTTCGTCCTTCACCTCCACCAGCAGCGTCAACAGCGGGACCTTCTTGCTCGGATCCATCGTCCCCTCCTTCTAGGTGGGGGAGCCGCCTTGTGGTGCCAGCCGGAGCGGAAGTCCCGCGACCGACCTTGGGGGCTCACAGGCCCAGGCAGCTCCCCCGGTGCCGGAGTGAAAGCCCCAGCCTCGACAGCATAGCCCACATGTCAACAGATGTGTGTATGTGGGAATGGGGAGATGTGGGGAACAGCAGCCTGGGCGGATGCTGCATTTCGGTGACGCTCGACCTCCCCCGGCGGACTCTGGGAGCGAACCGACCGGGGGGGGGCTGGGCCGCTCGCTGGGGCTCGCCCCACGCTCAACCCACGCTCGACCCACGCTCAGGGGCCATCGGGCCGCAGCGGCCGTCCTGTGGGCTCTGGCGGGCTCGTGTGCATGGGGTCGCGGCGTTGCTTCCGCCCCCTCCCACGCTCCGCCCCGCCAGCAGCTGACCCGCCCACCAGCCCACCATGGCGGTCAAGGGAGACCATCGTCGCGGCGACCGCGGGGAGATCGACTCCAAGCGTGGGGGCTGGGCTGGCTGCGCTCCTGACCGCGCACCGCTGGCCCACCTCCAAGGCGTGTTTCCAGCTTGACACCCCAACACGAACTGGAGGACAATCCCCTTGGCGGGAGCCCCCGCCGGGAGCACTTGGAGGTCAACCCGATGCCCAGCTACCAGTCCCGCTCCGAGGTCGAAGCCGCGGGCTTCGAGCCCTACACCGGCCAGCCCGTGGCCGTCGGAGACACCGTCGTGGTCAACGCCCGCGGCGGCTGGCGCTCCGCCCCCGTCACCAAGGTCACCCCCAAGTTCGTCTACGCGGACGTGACGACCCCCACCAGCCCCGACCTCCACACGGTGGGTCGCGGCGACCGCACCGGCCGGATGA